ACGCTGGAAGACATCAAGCGGATGGTGGCGGAGCATGGTGCGGAGGAGACGGCACTCAGGTTGCAGTTGCGTGAGGACAAGATCGTGGCCGAGAAACAAGATCCGTACCGTCACGGGTACGAGCCGTCGCACTGGAAGGTGGCGGACGAGCTGCTGACCAAGTACCGAGATGTTTTAATCATGGGCGGAAACCGCGCCGGCAAGACCGAGTGGGCGGCGAAGCGTGCCGTTAATTTACTGGTGGCAAAGCCTGAGTCACGGGTGTGGTGCCTGCACACTACGAACCAGTCATCGATTCAGATGCAGCAACCTATAATATGGAAATATTTACCGCCTGAGTATAAGGCTGCCCGTAAGACAAAAATTACCAACGTGGCCTACACCCAGAAGAATGGGTTCTCGGAGAATTCTTTTGTGCTGCCCAACAAGTCGCAGGCGTTCTTTATGAACTACGCGCAGGACAAGCGCGTGATCGAGGGCGGCGATTGCGACATGATCTGGTGCGATGAGTTGGTGCCGCTTGACTGGATCGAGACGCTGCGCTACCGGCTGGTGACCCGCAACGGTCTAATCATCGTGACGTTCACGCCGGTCACAGGATTCACGCCGGTCGTCAAGGAGTACGTCTCGGGGTGCAAATTTCTTAAGGCCAGGAAGGCCGAGCTGCTGCCGAACAAGATCAACGTGCCGGGCCTGCCCAAGGGCGCGATGCCTTACACCGCGAAGGCGCACGGTCGCCACTCTGGCATCTGCTGGTTTCACTCTGACCTCAATCCTTACTCGGACTGGAATGTGATGAAGCGCACGCTGGATGGCCGCGGCGAATACGAGCTAAAGATCCGCGCCTACGGATGGGCGGAATCGCTGACAGGTTCACAGTTCCCAAAGTTCTCCGAGGCCAATGTAATTTCTCCTGACAAGGTTCCGACTAGCGACGTGACCAACTACATGGTGGTCGACCCAGCGGGAGCCAGAAATTGGTTTATGCTCTGGCTGCGCGTCGATAGCTTAGGCCGCAAATTTATTTACCGTGAGTGGCCCGACATGATGGTGGGCGAGTGGACGCTGCCGGGTGAGAAGAAGGACGGCAAGATGGGCATTGGGCAGAAGAACGGCGCAGGCCGCGGCACGTCTGACTACAAGCAACTCATCCGAGACTTGGAGGGCAAGGAGAAGATCTTTGCACGCTACATCGACCCACGCGCCGGCGCCACCCAGGCCGCGGGTAAGGATGGCGGCACGTCCATGATTGACCTGCTCGGCGACGAGAGCGAGGGCAACGATGGTATGTGGTTTGAGCCAGCCGCCGGCGTCCGCATCGACGAGGGCGTTGGCCTAATCAACGACTGGCTCTCTTGGAATCAGAACCTGCCAAGGACGGCAGAGAACGAACCAAATCTCTACGTCTCATCCGACTGCGAGAACTTAATTTATTCTTTGAGGGAGTGGACCGGCGAGGACGGCGACAAGGGCGCAAGCAAAGACCCAATCGACTGCCTGCGCTATCTGGCCGTCATGGACCCACAACACCACAACAACACCGCATTCGCCGTTGCCGGCGGCGGTTCCTACTAATGAGCGAACAATTTCCAATTTTACTAAACCGCAAGCAGGCCAGTCTTCTCACCGGACTCGACGAGAAGTACTTCGATCGTCTGCGCAGAGAGAACAAGCTGCGCACCTACAAGACGCTGGGCGGCACCCACAGATTTTTCCGCGCCGAAGTTCTTAAACATATCGGCGTAGAATTTACACCCAACAATCAAACACCACAATAATGGACTACAAAGTATCACCTAACAATCCCGGTCAGGATGGACTCGTTAACGCGAGCGACACGCCTGACGTAATTTATCTAGCTCGTGAATTTCAGCGCAGCCTCTACAACGGCAACAACAATGTGCGCTTCGATAACTCGGACTCGATCCGCTACGCTCGCTGGCCTGGGCAGTCTGACGACGGCAAGAAGTGGTCTAACCTCAAGGGCGAGGGCGACCAAGTGTTCCCGTTCGAGGGCGCCTCTGACGTTCGCATCCGCCTCGTTGACTCCACGATCAATGAGCTGGTGGCCACACTCACGACCGGCTTCGAGCGTGCTACCATCAAGGTCGCCGGCATCGACGTGCAGGACGCATCGCCTGCCGCTTCCGCAACGTCGCTAATGACGTGGCTCCGCGAGAATAAACTCAAGGTTGAGCTAGAACGTGAGGCTGAACTCATGGCACAGTACACGCACCAGTACGGCTGGTCTGTCGCTCACGTCTGCTGGGATCAGAAAATCGCATCGCGGATGCAGCCAATCACAATGCAAGAAGTCGCGCAGATTGCACAGCAGGCTGCACAGCGCGATCCTAACAGCATCCTCGCGACCATCCCGCAGATGATCATGGACGAGGCCAGCGAAGGCCAAGCTGCTGAGATCATCACGCTACTGTTGCCTGACATGAAGATTTCTGACGCCAAGAAGTTTGTGCGCGATCTGCGCACGACCGGCGAGGCCGAGTACGAGGAAGAGTATGTGCAGAAGAATCTGCCGAGCGTTACCGCGCTCCGTCCGTTCTCCGAGATCGCACTGCCGCCCGAGACGACCGACCTGCAACGCGCCCGTGTTATCTTCCGCCGCGAGTTCATGACAGAGGTCGAGCTTCGCGCCAAGATTAACGATGAGGGCTGGGACAAGGATTTCGTTGAGGCCGCGGCAACAACTCAGGGTCGCCAGTTCTGGCTGACCAATGACTTCGCCAGCATCGCACCTCCCGACATTAATCCTGTGGGCATCCTGCGCACCGATCACTTGATCGAGGTTGTCCACGCATACAGCCGCCAGCTAAACGACAAGGGCGTCCCAGGCATCTACTACACGGTATTCTCCAGCATGGTCGAGAGCGACCTGTACGCCAAACACGAACTGCTCGACTACGCGCACGGCAAGTACCCGTTCGTCGAGTATCGCTCGGAACGCCTGCGCCGCTCGATCATCGCGAGCCGCGGAGTGTCGGAACTTGGCATGACAGATCAGGAAGAGATCAAGGCACAGCACGATTCTATTCGTGACCGCACCGCGTTCACCACGATGCCCCCGCTGCTGGTCAAAAAACGCATCGGACAGATCAACAAGATCGGCCCAGGCGTGCAGGTTCCCGTCACGCAGGCTGACGACTTTAGCTGGATGCCACCTCCGTCCGCTTCCATCATGGAGGCCAAGACCGTCATCGATATGGTTGACGCACGTCACGCCAACTACTTTGGCCTCACGCACGCATCGGTTCCCGCGGTCAAGACTCAGGTGCTACAGCAGAAGATGCTCAACAACTGGTTCTGCACATGGTCTGAGGTCTTCTCGCAGATGTTTCAGCTCTGCTGCCAGTACATGACCGAGGAGGAGATTGTACGCATCGCTGGCCAACCACTGCCGAAGCGCATCAGCGAAATCGCAGGTCAGTTTGACTTCATTTTGAAGTTTGATGTCCGCGACCTCGACAATGAGTATGTGATGAAGAAGCTACAATCGATTTCTCAGTTTGTCGTTCCCTTGGACGCCGGCGGAGAGATCGATCGCAACAAACTCGTCAAGCTGCTTGTTGGTGCAATTGCGCCAGATGCCGCCTCCGAGATCCTCATCAACAAGGAGGGCGCCAGCCAGCAGATGTTCCGCCAAGTTCAGTCTGACATCGGTCTGATGATGTTGGGCAACGAGGCTCTCTACACCGAGAACGATCCAACGGCAGCGATGAAGTTGCAGTACACTGAGCAAATCATTAAGGCCAACCCGAAGGCGCAGCAGGCTGCGCAGGGAGATCCGCAGTTCAAGCAGTTGCTTGAGAACTACGTCAAGAACCTTCAGATGTCGCAATCGCAGCAACAGAATAAACAAATCGGACGGATCGGGGTCGCTCCCGTTCAAGGCCAGCAGCAATGATACAACCAAAACTAGTCGAGGGATTCGGTTTCACGGGAACCAATGCAACTTGGGATGCCGTCATGGGCGTCCTTGACGAGTCTGTGGCAATCGAAACTGAGACTGCCATATCTCGCGAAACCATCGGCGAGGATCGCATCCACGCATCCGGTCGCGCAGAGGCGCTCAATGACTTCAAGTTATTGTTGGCGCAACTGCGCGATCAGGCGCGGCAGTCGCAAGGTCTGTGATGCTAACTAAACATGGGCGAACATGGTGTGAGTTAAGCAATATCATGTCCGCCTATTGCGCGGAAAAACTTTTGTAGGTTATATAGCACAACGGGCTTTCCTAGTTGCGCCCCTGAGCAACTTTGCATCGGTCATCCTGGTGACCACAAAAACACCATGCAAGATAGCACAGTTCAAGAATCAACGGCGGCGGCAACTGGGACGACCTCCGACACACCATTGAAAACCCCAGTAGCAGAAAAGTTCGGTCAACTCGATGAAGCAAAGCTCACTGCGCTGATTCGAGGGTCTCTGATGTCCGAACCATCGGAGCAGGAAACTTCCAAGCCTGCCGAGTCTGATAAAAAAGACGAGGAAACGACGGAGGAAATAACGTCCGAGGAAAGTCCGGTAAATACCGAACCGACCGAAGACAAAAAAGATCTTTCTCAAGACGTCGAAGACGCTGACAACAGCGAATCCGAAGATGGCTCCGAAGAGGAAATCCACGAACTCCCCAAGGGTGTTAAGAAGAAACTCTCAAAACTTTCTGCTGCAAAGCGTGAGTTGGAAGAGAAACTCAAGACACTCGAAGCCGAGAGCGTGGCCCTCAAACAGAGACTCGAGTCTAATCCTATCACCGAACCGGCTATTGCGCCAGTCCCAGGCAATCCCTATCTCCACCTTGACACACAATCAGCAGTGGAAGCAGAGATCGCTCAGGCCCGACGTGTGCGCCGGTGGGCGGAAGAGAATCCAGACGGTGCTACAATTACTGACCAACAAGGTAAGGAATTGGAGTACAGTTCGGAGGAAGTCCGCCGTATAAGGTTAAATGCTGTAGATGCTCTCGAAGAGCACCTTCCCCGACAACTGCAATATGTGCA